TATATAATAGATTTTGTACGTCGTTTTGGAATGAAATATATGGTAACAGATTATACTTCGTTTGAATCTTTATTTACAACAGATTTGCAGGATGACTGTGAATTTCAACTTTATAGACACATGAGTAAGCGCAATATGAAAATGATGCGGATATGTAAAATGTTATTTCAAGTACTCTGTGGCGATAATGTATGTCAAAATAAATATTTTAAGATTGCAGTAGATGCTAAAAGAATGTCTGGTGAGATGAATACTTCCTTAGGGAATGGATTTTCGAACCTTATGTTCTTTTTATTTGCAATGCACGAATATGACATAGCTTACAGTGGACCGGTCATTGAAGGAGATGACGGTTTGGCAGGAGTAGAAAGACAAATACCAGATCAATACTTTGTGGATATGGGATTGAATGTTAAAATGGAGTTAAAAGATAGTGTGAATGTGGCCTCCTTTTGTGGAATCATCTCTGATGAGCATGAATTAATAAACATAACAGAACCCCTACAGCATTTGACGTTTGGGCTGTGGGTTTCTAGCAAATATGCCTTTACAAACGAACAAACTTTTTACGGATTATTAAAGAGCAAGGCTTTGAGTTTGGCTTATGAATATCCTGGATGTCCAATTCTTTCTACCTTTGCGGAAAGAATTTTATACTTGTTGAAAGATACAAAAATTAAAATAGATGAAAGCGATAGATGGAAGGCTCAAATGGTTAAGGAAGCAGAAGCTGCCTATAACTCCAAAAATTTCCCAAGGCGAGAAACAGGTCCGTGTACCCGCGCTTTAATGGAAAGTTACTTTGGAATTTCGGTTTCTGAACAGATAACTATAGAGTCAAAAATAAAAGAAATGACATTCGAAAAATGGGATACTTCCGATATTACACCTCTAATCCCCAAGTGTTGGATAGATAATTATAATAATTTTACTAGACATTGGAAGAGACAAACACAATGGTCCATCCGTAGACCATTATTGCCAGTTGGGGAGTATGAAAAAATTTACTCACTAATACGATTAACACCTTCAACTATTACTGCGATGAACATACTTCTATCACAGAAAGATTACTTCAAACTAAACAGGGAAAATTTTAAGAATTTATCTCTCAAAGAAAAACAAGAAAAATATGCAGATTATGCGCTTAGGAAAAAAG